ACTAAAAAAGGATTAAAGGTTGTTAAATCTAATAGAAATGATGATATGCACAAACACATTGACTTTTATGTAGACAATATTGGTTTTGATGTAAAAGGCAATAGGCATATAGATTGTATATGGCTAGAAATTCAAAACGTAAGAGGTAAGGATGGTTGGTTAAAAGGAAAAGCAAAGTTTATAGCGTTTGACATTAAAGAGTTAAACGCTTTTTGCTTTTATAAAAGGACTGATCTTTTAAGCTACGTTAATCAGTTTAAAGAAACAACAACGTATAAAAGTGATTATTTAAAATGGTACACCAGATCAAAATGGGGTAGAGATGATAAAATTATAAAAGTAAAACACGAACATATAAAACATTTAGAAATAAAACAATTACCTTATGCCACTACTTAAACCAAAAAAATACGAAGAGAAAGCTAGTTTCATGGCTAGATTTATGAATAATGCTAAAATGATTTTAGAGTATCCAGACCCTAAGCAACGCTATGCAGTTGGTTTAGATGTATGGAAAAATAATTTTATGTAAAAAATATTTGCATATATCAGTTCTTTTATTAACTTTGTAAGTGAATAACAAAGAAATATGAGAACAATACTTTATACATTAATTTTATTTACATTATTTAGTTGCAGTGATAATTGTGATATTAGCCATTATCCATCAGCACCTTTTATTAATGAACCTTATCATGCAGAGTATGGAGACCACTCTGTTAAATACATTTATTTATGTAGAAATGGCAATAATAATGAAGTTTACAACTATTATATAGATAGTGGATGTTGGGAGTATTACGTTTCGTATCAGTATAACTATAATTGTAATTAATATGAAAGAACCAATCATTACACTAGACAACGAGATTCATGATAGACATGAGCTCACACAAAAAGCAATTCAAGACAGCTTTTATTATGGTTACTTAGCAAAAGCTTGTTTTTCAAGTAGTGCTATAAGTCAACTGCTTAAATCTCCATTAGAATACTTAAATCAAATAAATTTACCTACTGAATCAGACGCTTTGGCACAAGGATATTTGTTTCATGCTAGTATTTTAGAACAAGATAAATTTAATGAATGTTTATTCTTAGATGTAAAAACAAAAGCAAGTAAAGAATATAAACTTGCTAAGGAAGAGAGATGGGATGTTTTTACAGTAAAAGATAGAGATAGTGCTCTTAAATTAAGAGATAGATTTTATAATTGCAAACCTGCAAGTGAACTTATAGAGAACAGTCAATTTGAAGTGCCTATGGTCAATACGTTAATGGATTATCCGTTTAGAGCTAAAGCAGATGTTTTAGGGGATTATCTTATTGATCTGAAGACAACTCAAATTTGTTCGGCATTCAAATATAGTGCCAACAAATATAATTACGATAGTCAATGTTATATTTATTGTAATTTGTTTAATAAGAGTTATAAAGATTTTAAGTATATTGTCATTGATAAATCACCAACAAATGAAATTGGTATTTTTAATGTCAGTGAAAATTTCTATTTTAGTGGTGAGCAAAAAGTTGAATATGCAATTAAGGTATATGAAAACTATATTAAGAATGAATTTGAATTAGAAAACTACTTAGTAGAAGACACTTTATAAATGGCAAACCAGTATTTAGATTATTTAGATTGTTACGAGGACACTCTATTATGTCTAAAAAAAAGAGTAATAACAGAAAAAGAAATACCAATATTAATCGAGCAGTATGAAATTGAAGAGCATTATGAATGTTGTGGTGCAATATTACATGCCTTAGAAGATTACAAAGCTCAACAAAATTATTTACCATGATTACATCAAATGAAATAGCAGAAAGATTAATGAATTTATCAAAACTTGATATATTTAAAATTACTAGAAAAACAGAATATGTTGAAGTCAGATCGTTATTAAATCACATATTATACAATTATAAAAGAATGACTTTTTATCAAATTGTAAGATTTTATAAAAACAAAGGTTGGGAAATTAACCACGCTACTTTAATACATTCTTTAAGAAATTATGAAATTTATAAAAAATATAATGCTAATTTAATTGTTTGGCAGGAAAGCATTATAGATAGTATAAACAATATGGATAACTATTCTAAAAGAGAATATATAAAAAGCAAAGTAAACTATCTAAACAATAAAGATGTTGATGAATTAACTATGGTCATTAGTAACATGGTCGATAAAGAATTACAATATGCAGAATAAATACAGAAAATTATTACAAAAGGAAGCTCCAAATCTTTATAAGAATTATCAAGATATTGTTGATGAGCAGTTTGAATTATTTGCAAAAAAGCAATTAGATTATGGCATTAGTAATATAAGCACTGGTGCAAACTTAGAAACCAAAGAAGGCAAAGAGTTTGCTTTACATGGTTTATGGTTTAGAATGAATGATAAAATAAGTCGTTGGAAAAATCTAATTATTAAGAATCGTAAAGGAAACAATGAAACTTTATTAGATACATTTCAAGATTTAGGCAATTATTCTATTATATGCCAATTGATTAATAAAGGCTTATGGAAGGAGTAGAAGACGAAAACAAAAATAAAAAAGACGGAAGGGCAAATAATGGTGCTTTAAAAGGAGTTTATAGAGGACAAGGAAGACCACCAAAAGCTAGAGAAAAGAAGCTAGGTAACTATGCCTTAGGTGCAATGAAAAAAGTATTTGGTAGTGAAGAGAAAGCTTGGCTCGAACTTGCTAAACAGGCAAAAGATAGTTTCCCTCACATGCGATTACTTTGGGAATATAAATATGGTAAACCAAAAGAATTAAAAGAGCTTAATGTTAAAACAGAAGTTAATATTCCTGTAATTAATTTTGCCGATAAAGAAAAAACTATTGATATTGAATCAGAAGATATAAAAGATGAAGAAACTAAATCTGAATAAAAAATATCAAGCTTTATTTAGTTCAGATAGTAGATACTATGTAATTACTGGAGGAAGAGGAAGTGGAAAATCATTTGCTACAAACACATTTTTAGTATTACTTACATACGAAAAAGGACATCGAATATTATTTACTCGTTATACAATGACTTCAGCAGGTATGTCTATTATACCTGAATTTATTGAGAAGCTAGAATTAATGGGCATACTAGATCAATTCACTGTAACTAAAACAGAGATCATTAATAATTTAACAGGCAGTTCAATATATTTTAGTGGAATTAGAACTTCAAGTGGAGATCAAACGGCAAAGTTAAAATCTATACAAGGCGTTAGTTCATTTGTTTTAGATGAGGCAGAAGAGCTAACAGACGAAGAGAGTTTTGATAAGATTGATTTTAGTATTAGAGCAAAGGGAGTAAAGAATAGATGTATATTAATTCTAAACCCTACTACAAAAGAGAATTGGATATATCAAAGGTTTTTTCAGAATAGAGGAATACCAGACGGATTCAATGGCACAAAAGAAAATATTACTTATATCCATACAACTTACTTAGATAACTTAGATCATTTATCAGAATCGTTTGTAAAACAAATTGAGGATATGAAAGTCAGAAGACCTGAGAAGTATAAGCATCAAATTATGGGAGGTTGGTTACAAAGAGCAGAAGGTGTTATATTTACAGATTGGAATATAGGTAAATTCAATGATGAATTAGATTCAATATTCGGATTGGACTTTGGATTCTCTGTTGACCCTTCAGCTTTAATTGAAGGTGCTATTGACAAAACTAGGAAAATTATTTGGCTTAAAGAACATCTTTATAAAAAAGGTTTAACTACATCACAAATTTACGATGCTTGTATAAGAAAGGTTGGCAGAAATTTAATAGTTGCCGATAATAGTGAGCCGAGATTAATTACTGAATTAAAAACAAAAGAACAAGGATTAAACATAGTGCCTACTATAAAAAAGAAAGGAAGTATATTGTCAGGAATCGCATTGATGCAAGATTATCAAATTATTATTGATAGCAATTCAATAAATCTAATTCGTGAATTTAATAATTATTCTTGGAAGCTTACGGGTTCAATTCCACAAGATGAATGGAATCATGGCATAGACGCAAGTCGTTATCTTTGTCAATACCTACTTACTAGGTCTGTACCTCATGGCAATTACTTTATTAGGTAAATTTTTTTATATTTATTTGGTCAGTTGGAAATTATTTATTAATATTGTTAATAACTAATATTTAAAACTATGAAAACAAAGAAAGAAATCATTAAC